GCCAGTTCATCATACTTTGATTTCTTGTTTCGTTTTAGTTTATGTCTCTGCGGAATTGGATCGAGAACTTCGTCGAGTTTGATTGGGTTCTCTTTGTTGACGACGTCACGCTTGGGTCGAATCACCTTCGTCACCTCAAGCAAGTCGGCCAACGGAATCTTGATGTAGCCGCAGTCTATGTCGTTGATTCCGTACGAGACGACGAACTTATTCTTTGCGGTATCGAAGAATGCGCCGCACGGGAAGACGACCGCAGGCAATCCCGGCCACCAATCCTGCTGATTCGTTCCAGTCAGAAGCGGCAACGTCGTCATGCGAACGATGCGGAAAGGCGGCTTCGCTTCGAAAGCGTAGGCACCCATGTAGTAACGGCGCTTTTTGTTGATCCACGGCAGCGAACTGTGGAAGAAGGTCCAGTACAAGCCGTTGCATAGGATCGGATTCGAGCCTCCGCGCACCTCGCCAAACTTCCAGAGCGGATTGAACTCGTCGGTGACGTATTCCTCCTCCTTCTCTAAACGCCCATTAAGGCGTACAACGACGTGTGGGTTGGCCGAATACACCATGTGTGGCGCGTTATCGTGGACGAAGTAGAGCCAGTTCTTTTCATGCCCATCGTTGATCATGGCCTGCGCGTAGTTGTTGCCGTAGATCATGTCGAAACGGCCTACGTTTAGGAAATGCTTGTCCAGAAGGAACATTCCTTGATGCGCGTAGCTCTTGAACGGGATAAATGTGCAGCACGAAAGACCGTATTTCTCGCCGAACTTGACGACGCGAGGGTCTTCAAATTGTTCGAGAGGATAATGAGTGGTTAATTGAAGTATCGACTTCTTTGTGGCACGAAGATCCTGACCCAACTCAAAAGCCACGATGTCGTTTTTCTCAATGTACAGATCCTCGTCATTTTGGCGCTTGTTGCGGCAGCGACGGGTGAAAAGCATGATTCGACCATCCGGTTCGAGCATGATTGCCGGATTGAAGTAGTATGTCCCAACATCCTGAGGCAGGACGATTTTTCCAGTCTCCCAATCGGTTTGTTCACTCAACTTGGGGACGTCATTTTTTGCGTAGCTCATTAGAAACTCGGCAGCGAATTTGACTTCATCGTAAAGGGAAAGCCAATGATCGCGCTCCTCGCGGACCTCGGTCAGGTGTTCCTCATGTTCCTTGGTTCGAATCTCAAGCGTTTTGCGAAGGTCTTCGATTTCTGCCATAAGATCCGCAGGGCTATCGCCTCCGCTTGCAAATCGTTTGAGTGCCTTGAGGGACAGGCTTCGGATTATGTCTTTCATTGTTTTCGCACAAATACCCGTGTTTTTCCGTTTTCCAGATACGTTGAATGCTCGTATTTTTTAAGCGCAATCTCTTGGACAAGCTTCATGGTTTCCCAATTCGCGTCATCCATGATGAAGAGTCCTCCAACCTTAATCTTTGGAGTCCACGCAATCAAGTCTCGCGTTGAATCCCATTCGGTGTGCGCCCCGTCCAAGTGGAAAATATCGATGCTTTCATCAGCGAAATCAAAAGAAGCTTCCCAAGACGTTTTTCGGATGGTCGTCAAATTCTCGTCTAGCCCAAGAACTTTGAAGTCACGGCAGAATTGATTGTAAATTAAATCGAGCTGATCCTGCCCTTCGGTGAGGTGGGCGCTGTAGCCATTTTCGCTCATCGCGCATTTGCTCCACGGGTCAATTGCGAACACTTTGCATTTGTGAATGAGTGATGCCGCGCAAAAGCTGACTACGCTTAAGCCTCTCCAAACACCAACCTCAACGACAACACTAGGCTTTGACTGAAGAACAATGTCAAACATGTATCGACTCTTATCTTCGAATGTCCATCCGGGGATAAAGCTCCTAGCCTTGATCACTTTTTCCCAAGCTTCGTTATCCATTGATTGTACTTGGTTGTCCATTTTGTGTTGCAAGTGGGGGGACTAATGAATAGTGACTAATTGTTGGAAGCGTTCTTTTTTTAAGCTGAATGTCTATTGGGGCGTACATCAGTTCATTTGTTGCTATGAGATGCTTTACGGCAGTTTTTCGAACCATGTATGCGTGAGTGCACATCGGTGGATCTGGCGTGTGAGCCACGCCTTCGCGGACCATCAACATTTTAGGATCAAGACAGCAGTGGCCTACAAAAACAAACTGCCAATCGCTCGGCAAATTTTGAATCGTTGCCATCAGTTTCTCTTTAAACCCCTCGCAAAGCTCAACGTCATCCTCGACGACCAAAAAATAATCGTCATCCAGATACTCCATGATCCTCCAAATCGTGTAATGCGACATGGAACATCCAAGAACGCTTTGAGAGATTCGATATGTCGGACCATCTTCAGGGGTCCAGTTCGGATGGTCATCAAGGTATGAGAGCTTTGTTTCTAAACCCATCCTTGGAGCGTGAATTGCATCGAATAGATGAAAATCAATTCCATGACTTTTCAAATGCTTGGAAACAATTTCCCTTCTTTGAACTGCTGATTTTAGGGAAACGCAAAATGTTGTTGGAAACTTCATTTGTTGGTTATTAAAACTGCTGATTTATTGAATCCGCCAATGTTGAACATTCTCAAAAGCTTGGAATTCGGCCAGTACAACACGTTGATTGGCCTGTATCCCCCCGCATCCGTGTCAGAGTTTGATTCGCAATGATCGTTTACCACTAAAACGTATTTATTTTTAGTAGCTTTGCTTAAAATTTTGTCGCATTCAAAAAACGGAAGATGTTGCAGAACATCTTTGATGTGAACAAAATCAAACAACTCATCGACTTCAAAAATAGTTCCGTTCAAAAGATCGGTTCCAGACGGAGCTTTCAACTTCGCTATTTCAATCGCCCTATTACTGACATCGATTCCCTTGTATCGGATTCCGCTTAGATCAATCTGTTCCGCAAGCTGCCAATCGCCACACCCAACATCTAAGAAAGACTTTACTCCAAGAGAGCGAATCAGTTCGTTAAGATAAAAAGCGTATTCTGTTGTGTTTGATTTGTTTGAACCGGGGCCAGATCCACCGTTCCACTTGTTGTGTTCGTAGATATCATCAAATATATTTTGAAGCGTGTTCACAGTAGACGTTTTCTTTTTTATTTATAATTTCTTCAGTTAAAGAATTCATCCTAGGCGTGTGGTATGACCTCCACAAATGGGCAATCACGCATCCATCTAGCGAATAGTTTGGTTCCCAGTATTTTCCAGATTCACAGTGAATGAATCCGAGCATCTCGAAATCAACCGCCTTGCAAAGGCCGGGATTTTCCTGATGCAGCTTCCACGGATATTGAACCGAAGTCTCGTTCCATCCGGTGCCGTCAAACTTTTGCCATTCTTGAAGCCACTTCCACTGAAACTGTCCGTGCATCCTGCTGTACATGACTGCATTGCACAGTCCAATGGTGCCTTCACCGCAGAACTCACGCCCTAAAACAGCGTCATGCTCAAGCCATTCTTTTGGAAACGGAGCAAGTGTAATCGTGTCGGTGTCAGCGTACACACCGCCCATCGCGTACAAAACAGCATGTCGAATCAGGTCTGCGCGGTGCTGATACTTAGGAACAACCTTTCCGTTCCAAGTTTTAAAATCATCAACAAACATCACCCGCACCGGAACCTTCGCCTTCAACTTCTCCCACTGCTCGCCGGTTGGTTCTTGGGGACACCAAAGAAAAACGCTCCAGTCAGGATTGTTCATCCAAGCTGAAGCGATTGCGATTCTGTCGCAAATATTGAAACCGTCGTTATGAAGACCGTGAACGAAGTGTATGTTTTTCATCCCTGACGCGACAAGTTGGATTCCGCAGTTGCATTCGCACGCTGAATATCAGCGGTTGTCTTCGCATTCCGGCGTGACAAATCTGCCATCGCCTTCGTGTTCTGACGCTGGATGTTGGCCATAGTCTCGGCGTTCTGGCGAGCGATTTTCGCCTGAACCTCCGCGTTCATCACGGCTGTACGAGGATCAGAGCCTTGCTGAATTGCTTGAGCCTGCTGCTGCTGAGCCATCGCTTGCTGCTGTTCTTGGAGCATCTGACCAAGCTGCTCGACGGTCTGACCAAGCATTCCGAGCTGCTGGACGTACGCATCGACCTGCTGCTTGCGCGACGGATCGGTTGCGAGCCTCTGGATGTGCTGCTGAACATGCTGACCAATACCCTGCATGAAGAGCATGATTTCCTCTGGGTTACCGCCACCTTGAAGCGATGACGCTGCTTCGTTCGCTGCGCCAAGATGCGTCTCGATGTGGATGATCTGATTCTGCGTGTCGGTGACGAGCGGCATGTTGCCCTGACGCAGTGAGGCGTGTTCGAGAACAGCGAGAGCGGCTTGATCTTGCGTACGGGACGACTGGAGCTGAGAGGGCAAATAACGATCCACCATCTGTTGGCCAACCTGTGCGGCAATATAGTCCTTGAGCAGGTTAATTTTGCCGCCCTCTGGAAGCGAACCGGACAACTGGAGAAGCGAACCAAGAAGCTGTTGCTTAGCGAACTGTGAACCTTGGCCCACAGTCCTAGTCGCCTCAACGTAGTCGATGTCGATCATTGCCTGCACCGGAACGCCGCGCTCTTTGCATCGACGCTGGAACTCGATGGCGTCCTTATCGGACTTCGTAATCGGGTTCAGATTAGGATTCGAAGCGCGGTTGTACCGTTCCTCAAAGAAGGAATCGAGCTGAGTGTAGTACCGGCTCAACTGGGTCTTACCGATGGCGGACTGCTGCGAGACGATTGCTTGGACTTCCGTCGCTGTACGGGGGTTGCCAGCGGGTTTGTTGAGCGATTGGCGATACTGAGAGAGATTGCCTTGAAGAACATTTTCAAGGTCCGCATTGACCGCCATTGGAGCATCCAGAACTCCAGCAATATTCTGCTGAACGACTTCGTAATCTGGCGGAAGAATGGCATACGGTCCTTGCTGTACGACGCTTGTCTTGCTCAGTGCATTGGCGTTCAGGGGTCGGAATAGAATCTGAGTCCTCGCAAACGCGCTATCTACCATTGAGCAGCGAAGACGATTCTTTAGCTCCATTGGCTGAAGCATCTTGATGCCCAAGCCCTTAACGCCGTGATGCTCGCCGTCGCCACGGTCGTAGTACATCGGATGAATGACCTGCTCCCACCGGCTGAACCGGCGAAGTTTACGATACATGAAGCTCTCGCTGTCGCGCTCGTCGATGATTACATGGCTAATCTGACCATCGAATTCCTTGTAGAAAACGTGGCACATCAAGACCACCTCGGAACGAGCGGAGAAAGTGATGTCGTTTGAGCGAAGCTGCTTCTGGAAGAACTCCCAGTCGTACTGAACACCTGAGCGATACGGCTCGGGCATCGCGGCACGAATGCGCTCGCGGACATAATCGACATCCCAACCGGAAGCTTTTGCCGCCTTTTCGTCTTGAATCTTCTCGAACAGATCATCCACGCCCATGCGCGTACGGACGCAGGCTACCTTCCAGTCGCTCACGTTTGACTTAGTGCCGTCTGGGACGAGCAGGTCCGTCGCCATGATGGCTTTGCAGCGCCAGTTAGTATTGTCCTCGAAGATCAGAGGGCCATCGCCAATAAGGACCATCTCACGCTGCGAGAGCTGCATGATGTAGTCGAAGTCCTTGTCGAGCTTCTGGAGCCGGTCAAACTCTTCGGTAATGATCTTCGACCATTCCTCCCGCTTATCCATGTCATTACCGTACGCGGTACGAATGTTCGTGTAGGTCGGAACCTCGGCGAACACGTCGTAGAAGGCTGACATTGCCAGCGTGAGGAACGCTTCCGACTCACGGAAGTTGACGTTGGTGCGGAACGCTTGGTTGTTGCGGCGCAGTTCTGCTGGATTGTACGGAGGATTTCCATCGACCAGACCGCGCAGCTTGGCTCGCGTACTATTACGCAGCTCATCGGCCATGATAAGCTTCTGGAAGATTTCGCGAGCGGATGCCGCGTCGGCTATGCGCGTTTCAGGCGCTTTGCCGTCTTCGTTGATAGTTTCAAGCGGCAGTTGGGCTAGGTTTCCGTACATGGTCGTTTTTTCCAGCAGTGAGCCGGAAGGTTTTCGTTCTCTGTAGCGTCCGAGAATTTATGAAGGGTTTCAATGGGAAACCAAACCATGCTTCTGATAAAACAACCGCAAAACTCGCAGCTTTGCAGGCTTTCGTCTACCGGAGTGCTGCCGTGTTGAGAGAAAGTTTTGACAGCATCCTTCAGCACACGAGCGTTGCATCCCGTGCATCCGAGTGGTTTTCGATTGTAAACGCAGGTCGAGCAGATGCTTGCGCGTCGATTTGCTTCCGCCTGATCCACCTTACCGCCGCCAACCGTAAGTCCGTGGAGAAGACTCATGCTGAACCGAATGACGTCTCCGATCTGAAGCGATTTACGACCCTCTGGCTTGGGAACATTAACTTCGTTGTAAGAGCAATCGGCACCGTTACGACACGCATATTCGGTGATTAAATCGTCAAGGTTGCTCGGAATTTGAATCGCGTTCGCCGTGTAGTGATTGCGGACAAACTCATGGAGCTGCGCCCACGATCCTCCGGGTACTTCAATGCCAGTCTCGGGAATGCGGTAATGCCATCCGCCGGGGATGACCATGTGTTCGTTCAGAACTTTGTAACCAGTGGTTTTGCTCATGCTTCAATCGTTTCGTCGTAGTAAATTGAATCTGCGTCCTTCACTAGCTTTTCCCAGACCTTATCCATCTTCGTAAAGCGCGGCTCTAAAACAGCAGTTTTGCGGACTAGATCAAGCAAGACCACAGCAGCGTCGGCCAAATCAGGCGATTTTCCCGTCCGTTGCTTCATCACGGTCTTGGATTCGACCGATATCTTCCGCTTGGAATCATCGAACATACGGGCGCAAAACTCCTGCAACGTCTCGATATCCATGCCGCCAAGGCGCTCTTCAACGGCCCATTTACGCATTGAGAACCAGAGTTCCGTTACCTTTCTATCGTAAGCCTCATTGCATGGCCTACTGTCCTCGTCGCTGACAGGAATCGTTGATGGCGAGCCACCGAACTCGACGCGATGAATTACACCCCATTCGCGGGTCAAGATGTCGGCCAACCCGCCGCCTTCACCGCTTGAATCCAGACCAAATTTGTCCGGTGGAACGCCGCGCTTGTTGCATTCTTCTTTAACCCGATTGGCTATCTGGTAATGCACCGGCTCCGTTAGCTGAGCGTTGACGGATATGTGGATGATGTCCTGAAAAAGTATGCTGACCTTGTCGTTTGCGGTGCCAACTTTGGCAAAGCGAAGGATACATCTGTCGCCACCAAAGCCCGGATCAAGACCGGCAACGATTTGAACATTGGTGGTAAACACCAAACTTTTTGTAGGTGTGTGCGTCTCAATCAGCGATTCGGACAGAACCGTCTTGACCATGCCGTCCGGCGACCAGAATCCGCGTGTGTACTTCCAGAACGTAGGGCTTTGCTCGCCCTCATGTCGCATAGCCGACAAGACCTGATCCTGAGTAATGAGGTACGGATACTTCGTTCGACCTTCGCTTATGTTCGGCGACTTCATGCCGTCAAAGCGTCGGCACATCCCGCGTTCTGTCAGCCAATGCTGGTCTTCAATCGTTACGCTGCGCCAACCCTTTGCCGGTGTGCAGAAGCGTCCATGCGGATCAAACTTTGAGGCAGGGTTTCCGATGACCAACATTTTGAACTCGCGGCAACCCTTAGAAAGGTTCGTACACGCTTCAAAAGCCGCTTCGGGCGTATCCGTAGCTTCGTCGATAATAACCATCACACGCTCGGCGTGGATGCCCTGAATGTTGGCCACAGCCTTGGATGTGTTGCCCTCGGCGACGGCGATAGCGGAAATGGAGTGTCGGTCGTCGCCTTTGATGGCTTGAAGACTCATCTTCGAATCGACCATGTTTCCGGGGAATCCGCGTGATTTCCGAACAAGATCCTGAAGATTGGCCCACATACGCTTTCGGATCATTTTTGCCGTTGTAGACGTGAGAACAACGGTTGTCTTGGACGGGTTTGCCAGCCACCAAACAGTCGCAAAGAGCGTCGCGCCGAAAGTCTTTCCGCTCGCACCGCAACCGGCCCATCCGACGTAGTCATGGTCGCAAAGACCTTCGACTTGTGCTTCGAGCCACGGGTTCCAGCTCATCTTCGGCCATAACATTTTCGTGGCGTTACGAAAATGATCGAAAGTACCCAGTCCGCCCTCATTCGGTTGGAGCCGATTTCGGAATGCGTAGAGTTCCAGTTCTAGGTCTGGAATCTTGACTGGGGAACGAATCCCGTACTTGTGGTCGATCAATGGATGCTCTGACACTTGCTCTGGCATAGTTTGGCCTTGCATTAGTTCTCGCTGGACTTGACGGTCTGGCAAAGGAAAAATATGCCGTCGCAACTTGTTTCTTCAACCGGCTGTTGCCAGCCTTGCGATACCGTTCCGGTTGTCGTGAATGTCCCCGGACCACAGGGTGCTGCGGGAGCTAATGGGTCGAATGGCACCAACGGCTTAAACGCGTTCACTTACACGACGGCGGCAGCTTTGGTTCCTCCACTTGGTGGATACGTTGTTGTTCAGGTTCAAGACAGCTCGTTCCTCCCGGAGTCTATTCAAGGGCAATTTTTTGTTTCCGTTCAAGGGTGCGGGTACATGCAGGTGGTAGACGTTGTTGGGTTGAGCGTAACTCTTGGAAATCCTTTACCCGGAGTATTGAGCATTCCGAACGCTATTCCGACCACGCCAATTTCAATCGGCGCGCTCATTACCCTTGCTGGAGCGATTGGTCCTCAAGGTCCGGCTGGAGCCGCTGGCGGAGCATCGTCCGCAGCGACATACATTGTTCGAACTCCCGACGCATCGATTCCAAGCGCGACAGCTCTTAATTCGCTTTCATCCGGTTATCTCAAGACTCAAGGGTCGAGCGGATCTGGATTTATATCGACCGTCGCAACGGTTCCAGTGGGCGACATCAGCGGCGTGTTGCCGGTTGCAAACGGTGGAACGAACCTATCAACTGCTCCCGCAAACAAGATTCCGGTCGGCGACGGATCGAATTATCTCCAGAAAGAAATTATTGGGACATTTCCAATTGTCGTCACGAACAGCGCGGGAAACATCACGCTGTCGGCTCCGTCGATTGCAGGGTTCACTTACGTCACGTTTACGCGGAGGGTAACTTCAAATGCGCCGACAATGAGCGCCGTTGCAAGTAACCCGTTCAATTCGACCACCTACCCGTCAGTAACCTATTCTGGAATTGATACGGTATCAGGATTTACTCCAGCAACCGGAAGGTTTGTTGCGGCAAATTCTGGGTATTATAGGTTAAGCTCTATAGTTCACAATGGATTTGTTGGCGGTGTTTACGACATAACTCTACAAATCAGAAAGAACGGAACACCTATTTACAGTGTTGGATACCGCATATCAGCGGTAGATGAGCCGCCTGTTGCTGTAGAGGTTTTGGATCAAGCGTCGAGTTCTGATTTCTACGAACTTTTTATAACATCGGCAACAAACACATCTTTGTTTAACGTCAATTCCTCATTCTCCATCCAACGGATTCAGGCTTAATCCATGAGCGAACGCGCACCACGGCGGTACACGGATGGGTCTGTCACCTTTGAGGGTGGCATTGACGCTGGTGTGATGCCGTCTGAGGTGGATAAGAATCAGGTCGCCTTCGCGGTCAACGCCAGCTTTCGGCAGGGATTCGTTTCTCCTCGACCCGGTTTCATCCAGAAAGATTACGACGTTTGCCTGTCGATTACGGCAGACAGCACGCTCGTCACTGCGGATCAAACCAATGTCACGGCGGACGGTTTCTCCGAGGAGTGTTACGGTTCGAGCAATTTGACGGGCGTCTTTCAGTGTGCGCTTCCGTACATCGGCGACAACGGAGCGACGTTCATTCTGATGTTGATCAGTGGTAAAGTGTGGCTTTACGACTGCCTTCAAAACAGCGTTCAGAACCTTTCAGTTTTACCTAATCTTGAGAACCCATCGAACATACTCGATGGGTGGATGGTTCAAGCTGAGAACTTTGTCGTAATTCAAGACGGCCAGAGCGCGCCGCTGATCTTCAACGGATCAAATCTGCGCCGCGCAACCGTCGATGAAATCAAGTGCGGAAGAGTAATGGCCTACGTCAACGGACGTATCTGGTATGCGCTTCCGAATGGATTCTCATTCAGAGCAACAGACATTGTTTATGGAGACGGCACGCGAGCGAGTGTTCTCAAAGAAACCGAAAATACCTTCCTCAATGAAGGCGGAGACTTTGCGGTTCCGTCGGATTCAGGAGGAATCACAGCAATGGCCGTCCCCGGCGATCCAGATACGTCGCTTGGTCAGGGGCCGCTCTTAGTTTTTACTCCTCGATACGTCTTCTCGGTTCAAGCTCCTGTTGATCGTAATACATGGAAGAACCTGAGCTATCCGATTCAGGCCATCAGTTTGCTGACTAGCGGTGCGCTTGGCGCTAGGTCGGCCATTACTGTCAACGGCGACGTGTTCTACCGAGCAGTCGATGGTGTGCGCTCGTTCATCATCGCTCGTCGCTCGTTCACTGATCCGGGGAATACGCCGATCAGTGGCGAGATTCTGAACATCGCTGAGAACGATCAAACCAGTCTTCTGTGGTCTGGATCTGCGGTCGTGTTCGACAATCGATTGCTGATGACCGGACAGCCTCGGTATAATGCCGAAGGCGTTATCCATAAGGCGCTGATGGTTTTGGATTTCGACCTGATTACGTCGATGCGGAAAAAGTTTCCTCCCGCGTGGGCAGGAATTTGGACCGGACTCGATGTGTTGCAGGTCTTGAAGACAGAGAGCGTTTACGGAGACAGATGCTTTTCGATTGCTCGCGGTGAAAACGGAACGATTCAGATTTGGGAAATCAGCAAGGGCGAGAAGTTCGACAACAACTTGGTTGATGGGAAAAAGAATATTCAGTGGTTGGTCCATACTCGCGCCTACAACTTCGAGATTCCGTTTGGATTGAAGCGGCTTGATTCTGGCGACATCTTCATCGACTCGCTGGACGGAAGCGCTTCTTTCAATGTCGAGTATCGGCCCGACCAATACCCCGGATGGATTGAGTGGGCAGACTGGGCTGAATGCGCGACAACTTTGCAGTGCCAACCTGCTTGTCCGCTAGTCAATTTCCAGCCGCAATACAGGCCAAAGATGCGCTTGCCGACTCCTTCGGATGTACCGTGCAATTCGAGCATCAGCACACCGACTCGAAACATGTACGAGGTTCAAATGAGCCTGACAGTTACGGGATATTGCCGCATCAAGAGCATCCGAGTCCACGCTTACGACGTTCAGGAACCTGCTGTGGGCGAGTGCCTTGTGTTCGAAGGATGCAAGACCCTTGATGCTTGCGACGTAAACCCGTTTACCTACACATCGGAATAGTATGCCAAATCTAACCCTAATCACGCTTACTCCTCCAAGTCTTCCGACGAACTATTGTCCGTTGAGTTACCAGAACTTGGCCAACGATATCATCGGAGGCACGCAAGCCGTTTTCAACAGCACTGTTGGGAACTCCTTCTTTAATTTTGGACCGACGGTTCCGTCGATTAACAATCGGATTTATCCGTGGCTTGATGAAAATGGGCAGTGGTGGATTTACAGTCAGGGGGTCTGGCTTTATAAAAATCCGGTTGTAAAGAGTGGATACGAGCGTCGCATCTTTGTCGGAACGACCACTGATCTTCTTTCGTACGACGGTGGTGACGGAACTGCTGTGGCAGGCGATACGTTTGGTCCGATGTGGGAAGTTGACACTGAGTTTGAAGCTCGCTTCCCGGTCGGTGTTGGAGCGTTTGTTGCGAGCGGTACGGTTGCTGTTATGGGTAAGGCCACGTCCACAGCAATCGTTGGCGAGGACAAACACACGCTGACGGTTTCAGAATTGGCCGCTCATACGCATAATGTTGGGCGCTATGTAAACGATTCCAGGAGTGGCGGAGATCCAAAGTTTATGGATTTAACTTTAGGTACAGGAACCGTTGGAATATCAAGCTCCACTGGAGGAGACGCAGCCCACAACAACCTTCCTCCGTTCTACGGTGTTTACTTCATCAAGCGAACGATCCGAATCTATTACGTCAAATGAAGCTAATCGTTCAGGACATTCGCTCGACAATCGCCCGTGTAGTCGGCGTCTGCGTCGATGACCCTCGCGTTTACGACTACATCAATCAGGCGTGCCGACGGCTTCTGCACAAGGGGTTGT